CCCTGTTCAAGATGTGTCCGAAACACATTTACGGTTTATCTGCAACTCCGAACAGGAAGGATGGACTAACGAAAGTGTTACATTGGTTCATGGGACCTACATTCTTTTCAGTCGAAAGAGAGAACCAGGCACAAGTTGATGTATTTCCTCTCGAGTTTAAATGTGACCGGTACGAAGATCCACCACCGTGTACACGTTTCGGAAAGTTATCGTTAGCAACCATGGTTACAGAGGTTACAGAAATACCTGACAGAAACCGACTCATTCTGTCAACGATTAAAGATCTTTCAAAAACAACGCGACAGATTTTAGTGCTCAGTGATCGACGGTTCCATTGTCAATTTCTACACGAAAAGTTTAAAACGACTTCGGGCTTGTATATGGGTGGTATGAAAGAGGCTGACCTCGCAACATCCAGTAAAAAACAAATCATTTTCGCAACATTCAGCCAGGCACATGAAGGTTTAGACATCCCCACTCTCGATACAGTTATTCTAGCAACCCCTAAATCGGATATTATCCAATCCATTGGGCGTATTATGCGTGAGACGAGCGGTAAGAAGAACAATCCGCGTATTTACGATGTTGTTGACCAGTGGTCGGTATTCTTTGCCATGTACAACAAACGCCTCAGGGTATATAAACAAGGTGGGTTTAACATTGCTGGACAGTCGTCAGAAAAAGCAAAACCGGGTGCATTTTCGGTTGGAAAATGTCTCATACATATATAAGATGACCCGGTGTTCGACTGGACGGTCTATACAAAAATACAGTAGAAGTGGAGGTGATACAGATTTGAGTTCTGTGCTCACGGCGCAAGGTGATATGATATACGCAGACTCGAACATCGAAGCCTCTAACGTATCTATAGGCTCTACAACTGGACACGTACTCACTATTACTTCACCAGGTGAAGTTGGGTGGCAAGCTGCATCTATTAGTGGTGGAAGTGTAGGGACACTACAAGGTGTAACAACAAATGGTCCCTCAAGTACTCAACACATTACATTATCAAACCCGACAGTCTCTTTGACTACAGGGGGTCAGATACGCGCTCCAAGCATGGTTGTATCTGGTAATATAACAGCTGGTTTATTTATAGGGAATGGTGCAAGTTTAACGGGTGTTGCTTTAAGTTCGGATTTAGTATCGAACGTGATACGCATATCATCTCTAGAGGTAGATCTCGATGATAATTCTTCTAGAATAAATTCACTTGAACAGTCTAATATTAATCAATTTTCCAATCTTGTATCCAATTCATCACGCATTTCCGATTTAGAAACTGCCACTATAATATCAAACTCGTCGGGGATTACGTCCGGATTTACCGCGGGAGACTTTATTTATGCGAGTGCAAATAATACGCTTAGTAAATTTGGTATAGGAGCAAATAACAGGGTTTTAAAAGTAGTGAGTGGCGCCCCGTCGTGGGAACCGGATATTGCACAAAATTGGTCAACGGATGGAAATAAATTATATTATACATCCGGACCCGTTGGTATCTCAAATGTTTCAGAACTAACTACACAAACAGTTCAGATAGGTGCTAATGTTGTCATTAATGATAGTGCGAGTAACAAAGTTATCGTATCCGGAAATGTATACGTTTCGCAGGACATGACAGTTATCGATAATATTTTTTGTAATAAAATTACAGCGGCCGAACAATTAAGAGTAAAAAAACAAGTCGTCGTGAAAGAACGGCCACAAACAACAAAAGTTATAATTATTTAGCGCTATAGATATGAAATTTTATTCCCAATTTATACTAGATGTCATATGATACCGGAACGATAAGTAGACCTAATATCATAGGTTCAACCAATCAAAACATGGGATCTAGTATAGATATTTCATTTGACTCAGAATATTATTTTGTCGGATCATGTGAGGATTCTTCAAATACTGGACAGTTCGACATTTTTAAATATATAGACCCAACACAACAATTAAACGCAAATACATTTACATCCGCTTTATATACCATAACAGGAAGTTCCATTGGTAGTAAACTAGGATTTTCAGTAAAATCAAATTGGGATGGGACGCGCGTTGTCGTCGGTGAACCCGGTAGTAATCACGTCCGCGTAATAACGACAAGTGGAAAGGGTATAACCCGATGGGATCCAAGTACCATCACTACAGCACTCATCACATCACCTGATTCTGGTTCGGATAATCAATTTGGTTATAGTGTAGCTATATCAAAAGATACCGGGAATGACATTGTCATAGGCGCGCCAGGTATTAATAAAATATACGTGTTCCAGATCAATTCTGCTAGTATTTGGATTAATTCGTATGAAAATAGTCAGGGTTCTACCCTACAAAAAATAAAATACGATGCCAATACCTATTATGACATGGTACCGTCCAGTAATTCATTTCCGTCGAGTGCGTTATCTACGAATAATTACGGACACTCTGTTGATATCACACCCGATGCTACACATATTGTAGCAGGTGCACCTGGTAACACCATTACATACCTTCATAACGACAACTGTGTCCAAATTCCATATACGTTTCGCGCAGCTGCACCAACTAACAACCCCCCAATTAGCGAACTCCCCCATACGTTCATAGACCGTGGCACCTTTACGACAAGTGGTACGAAAAAATTTGAAGTATTTGGTTCAGATGATTACCTCGATAATATCGCAACACTAGGTTGGGTAAGAGCTTTACAGTGCCCAAGTTCTGATTGGTCATCAACTGTTACACAGTTAGGTTCTGAATTACATGGAGATACGGAAGATGTTTTTATAGAAAACTCATATCCATCTTTATCAAAGCATGTGAGCAATGTTTCGACGTTTGATTATACAGCGCTGGGAAGTTGTGTTCGAATAACTCCCGATGGTGACCGGCTAATTGCCGGTTCTCCTAGATACAGTGTTGATGGTACTGGATTTTCTGCTCATTTAGGTAAAATTGAAACGTGGTTATGGAATGAAAAAGGTGATGTATGGGATAAGACAGATTCTACACTGATAGGACCTAACGCCGGTGGACGAATGGGGGAAACTTTTAATATAGATTATCAAGGAGATCGCTTGGCTGTTCTTTACAAGCATCCACCTAATCAATATATAAATCCGGAAATTAATCCATCGCGTGGCGCGGTTCATGTATTTGACTGGAGTGGTGATCAATGGTATGAAATTTCACCACAAATATTCTTACCGAATACCACAGATGTTGATGATGAAACCGGTGAAGTTGCGATTTGTGGTGGTGATATTATAGTTACTGGGTGTACTGGGTATAACTCGGTAACTGTAACAGGTAATATTTACACCCATTCACTCACGTTGACACAATCTATAAAAGGTAATACGATCGTAGGGGGGTATCTTTCGGCCGATACATTATATGTGGGTACAAACGATGGCTCCACGGATACGTCTAACGTCTCAACTGGTAAAAAAATACAATTCGGTGGAACGTATTCGAGTGATGATAATTATGCAAGTGCAACTATACAAAATAGGACAATATATCACGATTCTACAAACCGCGATCCCGATCAACAAGGTTTCTCAGAATTATTATTAAGTAAACGTTTTACAAACCTCATAACAAATGAAGGAGCTCTAGATCAAATCCGTATAAAAGCACCTGAATTTCACATTGACGAATACATGCGAGATGATTTGTTATTAGAACAAAAACCAGCAATGACAAAAAATGCATTAGGAGATTTTAAATTTAATCCCGAGTTTATCATGCCACATGAATGTGCGTCCGCTAATATTAAAGCTAAAATAGATATAGAAGGTGATGCATATGTTAGAAGGAGATTAAATGCGGGTAATTATTCTGCAAATCACATGAAAGGTATAGAAAAACTTCCATATCGTGTATTTTATGATACTCGTAACCGAGAAGTTATTAAAAAGCATACATTAGTGACAAACTTAACAAACGGAGATTACATGTATTCGAATGTGAACACACAAAGTACAACCCCCGGGCCTGGGTGGGGGCGTTATGACACCCGCGCTTTAATAGAAGGTAACGTTGAGTTCGATTCTGATGAATGTGCTATTCAATTTGGAAATGCACACTCGCGCATATATACTACAGCATTCAACGACATGTCGTACAACGACGTAATATCTGCAAATCAAAATTTAACGTGGAAATGTTCTTTTTGGTTAAAACTGACTCAAACACAATCGGTTACAGCGAGCTTAGGTGGTGGATCTACTGTCACTCTTATAGAACGTGTGCGCGATGATGGTACTACTGTAAATGGTTCGATGATCAAGGTTCAAATGACATCGAGTCCTATAGTATCTGGTGCTCCCACATATGGTCTATTATTGAATTTCGGAACATACATTCTTGCAGGGAATTTAGAAACACATGTAGGTGTGGGCTCGGATGGATTTAAAGTAAATCAATGGTATCATATACACATCGAAACGAGTTCTACATTTGATGAAAGTGATCAAATTGTCAATATTAACGGGAGTCCCATTACCATGTCACATGTAGGTACCAGTCAGAGCCCGACCGCGTCTGGTACAGGTTCATTCGCTGTAGTAGGTAATGCTATCTCAGGTCTATTAAAAGGAGATAAAGAAGGTGACGCCGTTGATATAAATAGTGATGGAGAATGGCTTATATCTGGCGCATGGAAAGCTTCAACGTCTACGATTTATCATTCCGGTCAAGTGAGAACATTTCAATTTATAGGTGGAAAATGGAATCAGATAGGCACGGTTTTGGAAGGTGATTTAAAAAATGAGTCATTTGGTTATGATGTGGGTATTTCTGATATGTCACCGATACAATCATCCACACGGAAATACCCTCGAATCATAGTGTCTGCTAAAAATTGGGATTCTAATAAGGGTCGTGTAAAGGTATTTTTCTGGGATATAAATGGTGTAGGAACTTCCGATGGAAATTGGGTACAAATGGGTTCTTCATTTCAAGGAACAGCTGTAAATGAATACGTAGGTGAATCGGTATCTATTTCGAAAGATGGGACCACCATTGCTATAGGTCGAAGTACGGAAACTACTATACATACATGGAATGGGCAATATGGTGCATCTGGTGGCTGGACAAAAAAGGGAACGACGTTCACACATGGCGCTGGTACGAGTGTTTCCTTAACGAATGATGGAAGTTACGTGGTTATCGGAACACTCAATTCTGGGGTTGGAGTATGGCACTGGAATGGAAGTGCGTGGACGCAAAGGGGTAGTACTATAACAGGTGTAGGTAATAGTGATATAGGTGTAAGTGTTGATATATCATCCGATGGTCAGACTGTTGTTTTGGGACAACCTAAAGTAACCGACCCAAATACATCTGCATCATCTGCGGGTAAAGTTCAAATATACATATGGGATCAATCTGGTAATACATGGTCCCAAAGGGGTAGTGATATTTACGGTGCTGGGAGAACGGGTGATTTGTTCGGGCAGTGTGTCACTATAACTGATAATGGGGAAAGAATCATGGCGAGTACAGACGAATATGATGGTGTATCAAACACACAGTTTGGTATAGGTCATGCACGTGGGTTTGACTGGGATGGTTCAAATTGGGTATTGACGGGATATCAACTTGTTGGTGATACGAGTGGTGAACACTTTGGGTCAAGTATTTCTATATCTGGAAATGGAAGGCGAATAGCAATAGGTTCGAGTTTATCATCATTGGGGGGGAGCGACTCTGGGAAAACTATCGTATATTCATACGCTGTAACTAATAATGTACAAACATGGGCGGTTGCTTCCAAAATGGTCATAGGTGGTATGTCCGGTGACAGTATACAAACTGCATATATAGGTATGGTTGGATTTGAAACATACGCACCTGACATCAGTGAACCAATTTGGGTAGACCCCGTAGATAACACTGAAAATAGATGTAATCACCCAACGTATCTCGATTTCTATAATTACGGCGCACCCTCTGAAAAACTTACAGTGGGTGGCGATGTAAAAATTGAAAAAGACTTACGAGTAGATGGTAACGTTGGTATTGGTACAGAAACACCCCAAACAGAATTAGACGTAAACGGGTATATTACACATAGAGCGTTCACGTTTTTTGTTCATAGTAATGGCGGTATATGGAGTGGTAATACACCCATGATGAACGACCCCTCTTTAAGTGAAACGGTTGCATTTGATTCTTACCCCGGTACTCAGCTTTCAACGAAAGGGTATAGAAACAATGGAGCTGATAAAGGGATTTATTTTGCACCTACGTCAGGTGTATATTTTATAAATGCTAAGTGTAGAGTTCCCGATGGATCTGTAATTCAACAAGACATCCAATGGTATATTAGACGTATAAATACAACAGTAGTACCATGGGATGGGTTTGAAGCATGGATGCCTGCGGGTGATGCGGGGTATCATCGTCAACACCAATCGTCAACATACGTGAAACTCGCAAAGGGTGAAGGTATATTTCCCAGAAACTCTTTACCCGGTGGAGGTGTAATGCATAGTGCGACATTCGGTGGTCATTTTATTGGTGTGTAATATTTTGCACATTTCAGGTATACTAAAATGGGTAAAATACGAAAATCATTTCTTTACAGAATCCATAGCAGCTAACGCAATAACTCCTACGATAAAAAACATAACAAGATAATTACATTCAGTTTCGTCTTCTATGGCGGGCTGTGTTTTCGTTGGAGCTTTTTTATTTTTGTTCACAAAATCATTGGAAACAACTTCTCTTTTTTTGGGAATTTGAGGGATTTCGAAATCCTCTTCGAAATCGATAGGTGCATAACCTATCATTTATATAAGTTTATAAATTAATTTCAACTTTCTTCTTACGACCACGTTTAGACTTTCCTGCTGGAAGCTTTACCTCCTTTATATCGTCGTCGGCATCCTGCGTAGCGTCGCCACCTTCTGACACGATATCAGAAATATCGTCTTCCTCGTTATCAACCTCCGGTGAATATTCCGTCGCTCTGGGCATGGGCATCGCGCTAGTATTCATTGGAGGGGTAGGTGGCATCATAATACCCCCCATGAGACTGGATATGTCGAGTCCTGGACCCTTCATTTCATATCGGTCACCCGATGATGCAGGTGACGTGGAAGGCCCAGCTTGATTAGACATGGTATTTTGCACGGCGCTCATCATATTGTTCATGAGATCGGGATTTTGTTTCATGATATCATTCACGTTTGGCATAACTTGCTTGAACATACTGTTTGTAAGATGAAACATCATTGCACTACCCCCGAGCATCATAATTAATTTAACTTCTGGAGCGACATGCATTTTCGTTCTATATTTGACAAATAACTCTTCGAATACTTCGTCGTAGTCGTCTTGCGTTTCCATTACATTCTCAGACCAACCCTCCAATTGAATTTCGAATGGGTTGTATCGTTTGTTTAAAAACTCTAACCCGGTTACACATGCTATCAACATACGTCTCGAGAATTTTACAGATTTATCAACTTCAATACTGTACGTTATACGTTTAACCTCTGTGCGCAATTCATCTATAGGTGAATATGCATTCAGGCGCTTATTTACGTTAAAACCTCTCTTTTCCAAGCGACCAAGTTTATTTACAAGATCTGATTTTTCTTCATCTATGGTTTTATAACCAGGTGAAGGAACTTCTTCCTGACCCTCCATGGACCCATAGTCGATACCTGTACCATGTCCATTATCATATTCCGTTTCATCGACATATTCTCCGTGATCTACGGGTTCATCATTTCGAGGTGGTAGGGGAGTGTTCTGTTTAACTGGATTGGCAAATGCATCTACATCTTCCTGAAAAATTTGGTTAGGAACTTCGTGTCGACCACGTCCATGCATTTGTTGTATAGTTGGAGGCATGTGCGAACGAGGTTTTGTAAAGTCTAATTGTATCTCGTCCATCATAGCCTGTTCATTATCATTTAACTTCATAACGGAATCAGACCCACGATCAAGAATAATTTCACCGTCCATTACTCTCTATATTTAAAGTAATCTATTCTCTTTAACGCACTTTATAAAAAAATATCAGTACATAATAAAATGAGACTCGACAGTACAAACCGCTCGATTCTCAAATCAATCGCCATCGTGATATTCCTAATTTTTGCTGTATCGTATTTATTTAAAGACAGGGTAAGTATGTACCAGCCCGGACCTGTTGACATTCAATCTGTATCAGAAGAGCCTTTCTCCAGTTTGAAAAGTAGCCCCGATTGCATCGACAGCGTTTATTCTACTAGTAGTGGCGGTGTATGTGGTGGTCAGAAGCTTGTTCGTGATCACGCTAATTACAAAATTGTAGGTTAAATATTAGTATCACTTTATCAACATTCCATTTAAATTTATACGAAATTTTTAAGTGGATAATTTCTACGTATATTATACATGACGTTCATTATATCTCCTCAGACCAAGGATACCACACCCGATAATGAACACGAAATTCATACGGTTATCATAGATAACAATGACCATTCTTCAAAGGTTAATTTCACAGCTTTTCTACCTACACCTCTTGAAAATGTTGTTCAAGCACGTTTAATTACGGCCACTTTAACTACGACCGGCTATCTCACACAAACCGCTTTACATATAGGGGTTGAAGAACTTCGTTCATATTTTTCTCAGCGCACAAAATCTGACCTAGAATCTGCAAATGATAATCATTTAAACGGTAAGTTTGGGACTATTATTGGAAATCATATAGCGTTAGCTCCTTCATCTGCAACCAAGGTTATGATTTTTAGAGACGAATATCCTATACTTCAAGAATATCACACCCCAATCCGAAAACTCGATCGTTTGACATTTAACATACATAAACAAGACGGTGACACAGCACAATTAGGTGATTCTGTATTTGTATTCAAATTCACATGTAAAAAGATGAATCTTTCCTAAATTTCAGGGCGTTACATACTTGTAATTTAAAAATCTTCATATTGTAGTATGTCTTCCGGACTCGTACAATTGATTGCTATAGGGGCTCAAGATGAACATATCATCGGAGAACCCGAAATTTCGTTTTTTACGTCAACGTTTAAACGACATTCCAATTTTTCACAGTCTCTCGAAAAACAAACAATCCAAGGAGCTGTGAGAGGTAATTCCATGTCATCTATTCGTTTCGAAAGAAATGGGGATCTCTTAGGGTATACATATTTTACAATAGATAATAACACACAAGCTGTTGATATCCAAGATTGGGGTAAAATAATCGATAAAGTCGAGATTTTAATTGGTGGGCAGGTCATTGATTCACAGGATCACGATTTTACAGAAAAAATCGCTATCGATACATTTGCACAAAATGTATCCAAGGGGTCTAACGGTACACACCCAGGTGCATCAGCTCGTTCATATTTTTACCCCTTACGGTTTTTTTTCTGTGAAGGACCTCAATCGGCTATCCCGTTAGTAGCCCTTCAATACCATGCAGTCGAACTACGGATATATTGGGGACCTGATGCAGGGAATTATAACGTCGAAGCGTACACGAACTATTATTATTTAGATAACGAAGAGCGTGGCATAATGACTTCACGAACCCATGATATATTAATTACACAAGTTCAAAAAAGTATTCCTTCGAGTGAAAAAGTTCAAGAATTAACATTTAATCACCCCATTAAATATATAGCGTGTTCAAATACAAATTCTGAAAGTACTTTGACGGCGATTGATAATAAAATTAAATTAAGTATAAATGGAACGGATATCAATTCGTATAAATGGGCAAAGCCACATTTCGTTGATATAACGAGCTATTATCATACAAACTTTGTTACATCGCCAGATTTCTTTCTACATTGTTTCTGTCTAAATACAAGTTCTCTTCAACCCACAGGGTCATTAAATTTCAGTCGTCTAGATTCAGTAAAAATACATAGTCAGAATAAAGATATTATAGATTCGATTTACGGTGTAAACTACAATATTCTCAGAGTGAATAATGGCATGGCAGGCCTCATGTATGCAAATTAAAATACAGCATTATATTAAATGCCTAAGAACTTGAGTACTTTAGGTGGAGCTACAAAACTTCGTTTTGGTAAAAATTGTCGCGAAGATCAGGCGGAAAACTCCATTGTTTTTAATGCAAGTGAGGAAAAGATCGACGCAACACAATCGAGTGGCGTTTACATAACTCCACTTGAACTGAGTACAGATTTTTCTGGACAGGGATCTGCCGACACAACTAACACGTTCGTGGTATATAACCAGGAAACACACAAACTACTTCGAACAAACGTCCCTCTAAGTCTAACGGGTATTTCGTCTGCTAGTGGTTCGGGTGTATCGGGAGACGTAACTATAACTGGTGATTTATTTGTTGAAGGGAATGTGACATCCATCGGAACTGTTGCAAATATACATGTCACAAACACTACAATTAAAGATGGTTTAGTGGAATTAGGGACGAATAATACAGATTTAGCTACATTTGATCTAGGTCATATATACAACCGTGGTCCGAGTGGTTCGAATGTAGCCATGTATTACGATGCAAGTGAAACAAAACTGGTAATAGCGTACACAACAAATAGCGCGATGGAAGTGACGCAAATTGTACCTGAAGCTTCAGAAACTGAAAGTATGAATGTTCATGTCCACGGTAAATTATTTACAAATTCGAATGTAGGTGTAGCAAACACAAATCCCATTCATACACTTTCTATTAGCGATAAAGTTTTTATCGATAGCGGAAATCATGCAAATGTTATCGAAGTGCGGGGTGATACACACACCACTGGGAATGTTTACATAGATGGCGGTATTATAATGAATGCGGGTGGTGTAAATAAGAAAACGTATAGTCACGCAACCACAATTCCTCAAAATACCAGTGTTTCAGACGCTACTATAACACTCACGTTTACTAAACATCCTTTCTACGCCAAAATAGTTGCACAAATTATTGATGACGTTGACACTGAAGTCAGTACCATGATATTAGACGTAGCTGGGGGTGAAAGAGGTGGCGACTATTCGGGTGGGACACCGATACCGAACATAGCCCAAGGCCCACTTTCAGTATTCGGTACCCCCAACACTACAAACCCATGGAGTTCGACTGTTACTACGGACAGTCAAAATGTCACCCTTAAACCATCTACAACCTTTGGTCTAACTCATGATGGAAAGTACACTATATTCATTGAATATATATCACATGAAACGGGTGGTCGCCTCGAAAGTATAACACAAAGTGCGGGAACTTCGGCTACATTCACATATTAAACTCTTTCCAAATGTTTCATCTTCATTTGTAAATACGTTTTTTTATTCTTTATAAGTATATGACATCCAGGAACGTTCAACTTGTTACAGGAATTCTGACTACAGGTGAAGAATATCCTACATTTCATGTAGATAAATCAACTGGTAGGGTTGGCATAGGTAATGCCGCTACAAATCCATACGATGATGATGACGATTCCAACGTTTTTCATGTCACGGGGAGTATGTATGCGACTAGATTTCACGGTGATGGTAGCGCTTTGAGTGGATTAACAGACTCGAAATGGTTATCCGTCGATAATGATATTTATTATTCGACTGGCGATGTTTCTATAGGAATTCGCGAGTCCGGTGGTAAAAGGTTCCGTGTACACGAAAGTGGTAAAGATATTTTAACTGTTGATGGAGCCAAGGAACAAACTGGTATCAATACAATTGCACCTAATGCATCGTTGCACGTAAATGGGTCCTTTATAAATCAATCTAGATGGAATTTACTTAATGCGGTGATACAAATAGATTCCGAATATAACAAAATTATGATTTCTTCGGGTAAATCTATTACAACCGACAGTCCGATGCGTGTTTGGGGTTCTTATAACAATGTCCCCGATTGGCTTATAGGTGCAATAGGTACGAATTACATTAACACGACACCGAATATAGAAACATTTACACTAATAACTAAATGTTCCGTAACCGGGTTTTTAATCGATATAAACTCTAATGTTACAGATGATTGGACAGAATTAGATGAATACTCGAATATCATACACGTAGATACAAACCCCCCCACACTTTCTCAACCCTGTAAAATTTACATAAAAACCTTCTCAGCAGGCACGTATATACTCGATACTTCGTCATTATATGCTTTTATTTTATAATACATTTCTTTCATTGTTTCCATACATTGCAAGAAGTCTAAACATTTTATCTATGCTAATATAAATGGTGGGAACGACAAGCCATGTTTTTTCAGGGAAGGTTGAAGTAGAAAGTAACCTGCACGTTGGGTCAAATATAAAAATTGACGACGCCTTTACAAATGTTCTCACGATATTAGGTAATGTAAGTGTGGGTTTTCTACACGGTAATGGAAGTGCTCTTACCGGCGTTCTGACATCCCTGGAAGATGCCGCATCTAAAGGTAATACACTCTCGAGTAGTATCCAATTCACAAATCCCGAAACTTCTATTTCCGCAACGGGTAATATCGAAGCCTCTGGATTTTCTGCAACGGGTAATGTTGAAGCCTTTGGGTTTGTTGGTGACGGTGGCGGACTTACAAATTTACAAGTAACTCTCGATGATGCGGCAGCTCTTGGTAATACACTCTCGAGTAGTATCCAATTCACAAATCCCGATACTTCATTTATAGCTACAGGTAATGTAATTATAGGGGGGGATGTTACAGCTACTAAAATTATAGGTGATGGTAGTCAACTCATAAATTTACCTACAACATTGGAAGATGCTGCAAATAACGGGAATGTAATATCAAAAACGGTTCAATTTGCAGACACAGGTATAAGTTTAATAACCCTAGGTAATGTAGGTATAGGTGTTACAACCCCTGAATATGCACTCGATATTCACGGAGGTGCAAATGTTGGAGTATTGCACACAACTCGTACAACGGTTAATGGTATAGACGTCGTCATAGATACAGATTTCGCGTCAAATGTTGCTAGAATTTCCAGTCTCGAAAGTGCAAACGCTGTACAAGCTACACTCATTACCATAAATAAGAATAATTTGACAAATAATGCGAATAGAGTATCAATTCTTGAAAGCAATCTATCTTCAAATGCGGGGCGTGTTACGACTCTCGAAACTGAAGGTGGTGTATTACGCACGGATTTAGATGATAACGCATTTCGTGTTACGACTCTCGAAAGTGCGAATACGGTTCAAAGAAATTTAATCAACAGTTTAAGAACCGATACGAATGATAATTCGTCCCGTGTTACAATACTTGAAGTCAACGCTTCTTCGAATGGTGTACGAGTAACAAATCTCGAAAGTGCGAATACGGTTCAAAGAAATTTAATAAACAGTTTAAGAACAGATACGAATGATAATTCGTCACGTGTTACAATACTCGAAGCTGACGCTTCCTCGAATGGCGTGCGAGTAACAAATTTGGAAAATGCAAATACGGTTCAACAAAATTTAATCAACAGTTTAAGAACTGATACGAATGACAATTCGTCACGTGTTACAATACTCGAAGCTGACGCTTCCTCGAATGGCGTGCGAGTAACAAATTTGGAAAATGCGAATACAGTTCAACAAAATCTAATTAATGTTTTACGAACCGATGTAAACGATAATTCTAACCGCATTTCTACACTGAATCTAACAGTGGTCGATGAAACGGCGAGATTAAATACAGTGATAGGGGATGTCGCATCCAATACAGGGCGTATAGACACACTTATCATAGATGTGGGTGATAATTCGTCGCGGGTTACAAATCTCGAAAGTGCGAATACGGTACAGTCTACTTTAATTTCAACACTCCAAACAAATTTGACAGGTAATTCAAACCGCATTTCCATACTTGAAAGCGCTAATATCGTTCAACAATTACTGGTAGATAGTTTGAGGGCGGATGTGAATAGTAATACATCTCGAATCGTTATTATTGAAAATGATGTAACGTCGAATGCACTTCGAGTTACAGATTTGGAAAATGCGAATGTCGTTCAACAAAATTTGATAAATTTACTTCGAACTGATGTGAATGATAATTCATCACGTACCGGTGTACTTGAAACTGATTTAGCAGATAATTCATCGCGTACCGGTGTACTTGAAACTGATTTAGCAGATAATTCATCGCGTACCGGTGTACTTGAAACTGATTTAGCAGATAATTCATCGCGTACCGGTGTACTTGAAACTGATTTAGCAGATAATTCATCGC